AACCCTTGCATTAATACAAACGTTGACGGAACATTAAACAACTTTTGCATCATCGGCATCATCATTGGCGCTTGGCAGTTATAAGGTGGCACGTCCATATAAGACAATCCATATTTTAATAAATTTGTTGCTGCTTGTTCTTGATCTTTTTCTGTTTGTTCTACTAATCTTTGTTCCCATTCAGCCATGCCTTCTTCCATAACAGGGAAATCAGATGGCTCTGTTGGAAAAACACCTTCTTCATATTTCATTGCATAAATATGTTTGCAGTATCTGAACTCATCAAGCAAAGGAGTCCACGTATCAGTTAATGATGTAATAACATTTCCTGCAGCAGAATAATCATTAAACGAAGGTAAACCTTCTGCTTTTGCTCCAGGGACTGAAGGATCACTGGTACTACGGGTATAAACAGATCCAAAATCTCTAAATACACCGGGATCATCTCTGGTGCTACCTGGTATTGTTTGTGAATTTGGGGTAACTGTTGGAGGAATATTATATTCAGGTGCAGGAGAAATAATCTCCATTTGTCTGTTTGTCACGGCATCTGTCATTGCTTGGTTTGCAACCTTACCGGCAATACGCATAACTTCATAACGACCTGGTTTCAAATACGCTGCTCGACTAAGCGGAAACTTAGCACTTTTACGTTGACCAAGGCTTGATAGGTATGCATATTCTCTTCGTGTGAAATCTTGGCAAGAACAACAGTATCTTGTTCCTGTCATAAAGTAACGTCCAACGTTAGGTGGTCTAGTTGCTGGTGTTACTAAAATACGATCAGGTGTGGCCTCTACGGATCCACGCTTCCTTAAGGTTAGAATTCCAGTAAAAGGATTGGTTTCTACAAGCACTGCTTGCACGTAACCATAACGAGTTTGATTTGCGGGATTAATAGTGTCTCTTGTGATTGGTGTACCGCCTACATCAATAATTCTGTCTTCTACGATCTCACCATTAATGGCTTTAATTCCCCCTGGTACTCCAGGTACAGCAACATAAAGAGGAGGTGGAAGTGGATTAGATGGGCTCCATGTACCGGCTAGCTGTACGTACCAGAACTCATCATCTTCTGTTACGGAAGCTATAGCTGCTGGTGTGCCGCCACTATCAAGTACGTTATCAAAACGCAGGCTACCTGCTATACGAGCACCTGCCCAATGCATACCAAGTTCTTTGTTCTTGGTTGGAAAACCTTTGAAGACACCTGGAACTGTTGGGGGATTGCCTCCTGTTCCAGGGGTGCCTGTAGGAACAGGAATAAAATAATTAAATGAATAATCAAAGGAATTATCAACAATAGATGCGGTTGCTAATTCATACCCTCGTCTCCAGCGAGACCATGCAGATTCTCTATTTACTGTATATAAAGAATCCGGAACGCTACCGCCAAATTCAGCTTTAATTGGCTTAATGGAAAAATCATCACCACCTGTTATTTTTCCAAAGTTACCAAATGCATTGCCGGAGCGGCGTGCCATAGTTACTTAGAAGAAACCGCCTTGTGCATATACATGTGCACCGTTGGTGTAACCAGAAACGTTGGGACCATCAGGAAAAACGCCAACGTAAAGACGATCGCCACGCTCCAGGTAAATGCCTTTGTTGCGTAGGGGTGCGGTGTTACCAAGACCAGTTGTATTACCAGCGGCCATTACAGGAACAGAAACTTGTGGCATCACATCAGAGCAATCCACTGCTGCTGTGTTTGCAGGAATTTGTTTTGCAAAAAGTACCCGATAATCACCTGATGCAGGAATTGGAGTTGTAGTTCCACGGGTATGGTAAAAAACAAAAGTTACTTCTGGTTGGTATGCGTAGTCGACACCTTGGTACGAAAAACCACTTGTGGTGCCACCAGAATAAAGAAGTTCGGTGTTGATGCCAGTTAATGTAGTACTGCCAGTATATGTATAATAACCAAATCCACTTTCTGCTGCAGTCGATACAACACCTGTATCAAAAATCAGAACAACTTGACCGCTGGAAATTGAAACAACGGTGCCAGATGTGCCGCTACTTACAATGTAATCCGCATCACGATAGTAATCATTTCGCGTAATTGTAATTGAGTCAACTACACCGCCATTGTTATTATCTTCACTTAAGTCAGCATCCATGTCCACCAGGAGTGCTGGGGCCTGACCACCCTGAACAAAAAGTGTGTTATTTGCTTGGCTGCCAGCAATCTGCGATGTGACCCTTACAGCGTCAAATAGAGGCCGATCTGTAAACAAGGGTTGCTTGTTGGTACTGGTGCTGCTCATTTACTGTTACCTTTCTATTTAACTATTGTATCTTACTTGAACATGCCAAGGGGTACACCACTCATAAAACCTTGCATTAAACCTTGTGTCAATTGCTGAGTAGGGCTTGGTTGGTTGATTTGATTTAATAAATTCTGAAATAAAGATGCTTTCATTAAATCTTTAACATTGTACCTAGGTGCTGTTTGCTCAGGAGCTTGAGTCGTTGCCTGTGGTTGACTTGTTTGAACGGATGGTTGAGAAACTTGACTTGTCGCGGAAACTTCAGCCGCCCCTGGCATGTAATCTTTATACTTTCCAGATCTATATACGGACCACGCCCCAGGACCTTGCCAATCATAAATTTGTTTAGCTGCTTTTAAATTTGTAAGTGGATCATATAGCTGCTCCTTAGACTGCAGACCAAAAGCTTTTAAGCGCTCTGGTCCCATCGCGCCGAGCATATTGATTTGCATTAAACCATACGACTCATCTCCTGTGCTTGCATTGGGATTTAGCGCTTTTGGTTTAAAATCGGATTCAGCACCAGTAACGCCTACTACAAACGGAATTTTATCTTCCGGCCAGCCAGCCTGTCTAGCAAGTTGAGCAATTTGTTGTTTACTGAGACGTTGCTGAGACATCACTCCTCTCCTTTACGCTTCTTCATGCCTTCTGCATATTTACGCATGAAGTCTTGAACACCTGCTGCTGCCGTATCCAGTTGACCAATGCGGCCTTCTTCATCCATCGGAATAACTGGTTGTGTTGCACCAGGGGGAGTCAGCCCTGCCATTAACGGATTCGGCGTCTTTGGAGTTAACACATCACCGTACATTGAGCGATTAATTGCCAAACCCAAATCACGCACTTGATTCATATCCTCTTGAGTCTGCATTGCACGTTGGCCTTGAGCATACAAATCTATTTGTTGGAAATAAGGATTTGCTGCAGCCATCTGCTGGGTGCGTGCAAGTTCTGTTTGATAGGCGCGTTCTTGTGGAGATGACTCTGGATACTGTGCTGGAGGTAGCTGAGGTGCAGGTGGCCCCACATCCCCCCCTGGGGCGGCGGTACTTGCGCCAGGTGTAGTGCGAGATGCATTTGGATCCCATCCTTTTATAGTCCACGCACCTCGCTGACCCCCTGGTAATGTTAAAGGTGGACCGGCTTTGCCGCCAAGAGCTTCTGGTTGAGGTACTGGGCCAACGAAACCAGGCTCAATGGAGTAAGTTGTTGTATCGCTTTTACCCAGGCGTTCGGCCATTTCTTCCGGGGTTAAAGAATAATCAGGGCCAAACTTTGCAGCGTATTCATTAGCGATATTGCGTTTTCTTGCAAAATCTGGATTAACAGCTCTTCCTAGTTGGTCAATACCTGCCAGTCCCAGCTCAACAAGGCCCAGGGTACCCATTGATCCAACCCTTGGTTTAGGCGTTGCCGTAGAACCCAAAGGCCTCATCGGTAATCTTGGGTCTGGCGTTACGGGCATAGGGCCAATGTTTCTAGCGCCTGGCATATAAGGAGGAAATCCTGCCATTTGTTGAGCATTGAAACCCCTAAGGCGCGAGCCTGTAAGTGAACCTATTGGAGATCTTGCATCAGGAATAACACCAACACTCCTTACTTGCGGAGCAGGAATTGCTTGCCCTTTTGCATTTTTTACAAGTTGATTTCTTAAAATTTGGGAGAAAATGTTGTCAGCCATACTTACCTCCAATTAAGGTTCAAATAAAGATTTGATCCAATAGCATTGTCTGCCGGTCCAGGTAATGCTTGGATGTATTCGGCACCAGAACGTTCATAACGGTACCTTGCTTGCATTGGATCCTTGTAGTTGGGAACATAAAGGATTTGAGCAAGACGGTTGGTTTCGTAGAGATAAATCTCATCCCAAACCTTTAATGCCTCTTTGGCATTACTTGATCTAATTGTACGATCAACATCCCCTGCAATACTTTCAAGTCGAGTGGATGGCGAAGTAGCAACTTCTGTTTTTGCTTCAGCAGTATTACAACGTCCAATCTGAGTGACAATTTTATTGTAGAAGTAAGAATCAGGAACGGTGTTCATTGACTCTTCCAGCCTGGCGTAGTCACCAGCCGGAACTGACACCACGTAATAACCGAGGTGATACCTTACTCTACTTTTGTCAAAGTCGGAAAGCTGCACTTATACACTCTGATATTCTTTTATTATAAAAGCAATTAACCAAGGTAATTTTGGAACAATTCGCCAATCATTGAATCAATGATATTTGGCTGTTCTTGTTGGTTTAATAGATTTTGAAATAAAGAATATTGCATATATTTTTTGTATTGATCTGAAATTGATGATTCTTCTGCTTGTGCAGGTGTTACTTGTGGCTCGGCCTGTGGAGCCGCTACAGCAGCTTGCTTGCCTCCTCTGGTATGAAGTAATTGAATTTGATAAGGGTTGCCCTGCGTATCAGTTGTTGTGATTGTCCCTAAGCCCTCTCCGGGCTCGTAGGAGCCGTATCCCTTGTATGTGATGGGTGTACCCCCTCCAATGCCAATATCGAGCCCCTGGTGGAACGTAGAGGCCCCTGCGGCGGGTGCAGTACGCTGACCGTATTCTGAAGTAATTGGAAAATTCCAATTCCAATTTTCGCCCTGTTGCTGTACCAGGGGTGTTTTATTTTCTCCAATTAGTACGTTCTGTAAAAGAGAACGAATATTCCTTGGATTAATTTTTTTTCCTTTATCTTTACCAAACTGTGGAATTACACGTACATCAAGATGTGGTCCAGTTGTGGGAAATATATCTTCCCCTGGCCTAGCGATATAACCTGCAGGAATTAAACCGGGCATTATCTTTTATTTCTTATTATAAAACTAAAAACCCCTGGAGTGCCAGGGGCTTAATTTAAACTCTTACTAGGTCCGCTGCAAATACGGAATCCCAATCAACTCGCTTAATTTGTCTTAACTGTTCCAGGCTTGTAAACCTTTCACCCGATAACGAGAGCTGAAGGTCTTTAATCTCCTTCGCAGTTTTAACTCCAATTCCTTTGATATGATCTGCAATCATTTGTGCCGTAGCACCATTGATATTTAATCTGGTATCAGGGGGGAAAGTACGTGGATCTTCTTTTGCTGCTGCGTCTTTGACTTGTAAAGTTTTAACTTTTTTTGTCGCTTGTTGATCGGGCTCTAATTCGTTCTTGTAAGTGGTAAAAATACGACCGTCCTGATCTTCGACCATGAACCAATCGCCATTATCCCATTCACTAACAACTTTCACCCTAGTGCCTGTTTTTTTGTGCTGATAAAGCATGGGACCAGATAATAATCACCTGGCCCCATATTACATCAATTTATCAGCTAACAGTGCGGCCAGTCAGGTAACCATCGATATCTTCGTAGCCAGGAGCTTCATCGGGTTGGATGTAGCACACTTCAACCACCAGGTAACCAGTACGGCTAGCAGAAGAATCGGCATCAGAGATATACAGACCGCCAGAAGTGACAGTAGCATTACCGCTATCCTTGGTGAACACCTTGAAGGTGGTAGCAGCAGTTGCTTCGTAGTTCACGACGGAACCAGAAACACCAGCAGCGCCGGTAGCAGTGAGGAAGGGGAAGGTGCCAAAGGCTTGTGAACCGCCGGAGAAGAAGATCTTGCCAGCAGCATCACCAGAGGTGGTGGAGGTCAGGTTGGCCTGGATAACACCTTCGCCAACGCCAGAAGCAGCAGTGGGGCCGCTGGAGTCACGACCAAAGGAGATCAGCACACCAGTGGCTGCATACACACCAGAAGCAACACGGCCATCGCCCCAACCGGAGGCAACAGACAGAGCGGTGCGGTAGATGTAAGCAGGCTGGGTGGAGTTGCCACTCACAACCAGACCAGTGATATCAGTGCGGGTGTCATCGTTCCGGTAAGGGGAAGGGATGATCACATCACCAGTGGCCAGCAGAGTGCCGCCAGAAGTAGCGGTCACGGGCACATAACCACGAACCTGGAAGTAGCGGTAGCCAGGAGTAGCGAGAACGGAAGTTGGACCACCCTTGGAGGAATCGTTGGTGCCACTGTCGTTGGTATCAATGTTTTTGTACCAACCGTTCAGGGGCTCGTTCCAGTTACCAGGGTAGATCTTCTTGGAAGACAGGTAGGACATTTATTTCTCCTAGAGGTTTATATGTATAAATTATCAGATGGTGCCGTCATCAGACAGGAAGCTGTAAGCAGTGGTAACGAAGTCCTTGTTGAGGATTTCGAAACCAGCGTACAGTTGCCAGATCAGGATGATGAAACGGCTGAAGTCATCGTTGTTATTGATGAGCACCTGAGCGTTTGGACCGCCGATGCCAACACCAATAGACTGAGGACCGAAGAAGAAGCCCTGTGCAACTTCCTGAGAACTGTAGGAAGGTGAATCAGTGAAGGAAGCGGTGACGTTCTTGGTCGGGAAGTTGGTGGACTCGAAGAACTTAACGCCTTCAAATTGAACGCCAGTAGGCATCACGGGCTCACCGGCAAGGAAGTAACCTTGACCAGCCTGGGGACCCATGTAGAAGCTGGCATTGTTAGGCATCATGGGATTGCCCATGTACATGCCTTGGCCAGGAGCACCAGCGTAACGTGCGATCTCACGGAAGTCACTGTCACGACGCAGATGCATCATGAAAGTAGGATCGCAGATGCAACGATACAGACCATCAGCGAAGGTAGGAACGTTGCGCTTACGCAGATCCTTTACAACTTCGAGGAGGTCAGTACGAACAGAGAACTGCTGAACCTGGTTGCCATACTCAGTGGTGGTGTAAGCAATACGACCGGAAGAGTCTTTGGTCTTGCCACCAGCAAAGTAATAACCACCCTGAGAAGAAGAAGCGGCACCGTTGGCTTCTGCTTTGGCGAGTTCGTCAATGAACACGCGGTCGCGCCAGCGGCGATAGTCATCAAGCAGCGTCAGGCTACCGATGGACTGGTGGAACATGTTCAGATTGCCTGTATCAAGCAGAAGACGCTGAGCAGTAATCAGAGTCTCGCGAGCAATCTTGAAGGTGGAAGGTTGGGTCGGGTCGCCCGGATCTGCAGGGCCGGTGTACTCTTTCAGCACAACAAGCACCTTCTCTTTGGTGATGTTGCGGCTGTTTGCGGTACCAATAGTCTGGTCAGCAATACGCTCACGGCTGTCCTTGGTGCCGGGGGATCCCCAGAACTTGTAGCGGTCCAGCTGAACAGTTTGACCAGGCTGTGAAGTGAAGTCGTGAACGACAACAGGCTCAACAGCCATTTCGCAAACGTATGCGGGGTGGGGGCGGTAAAGCTCCGCGCCTAAAATCTTTGGAAAGTCAGTATCAAGAAACACTTTCTTTTATCCTCCAGTGCCTGTGGGAAAAAGTTTTTTTATCGGGTGAAAGATTCAGACCGAAGTCCTATCTAAAAGAATTTTAGCAGTCTATAATTTTTTATTAATTTATTAGTACTGCAAGGTAGAAATTGACTGCCGCGCATTTGGCATATTGCTAGATGCATATGACTCAGGATCAATACCTTGTTGGAAACCTGGTACACCTAAGGCACCTGGAACAGCACCAGCAGCAACACCCCCTAGACCGGCAGCAAGTGCAGATGCAGGAACCAGTCCTGCAGCAACACCTTTACCTACATTCCTTTGAGCCTTTGAGCCCAAATTAATATTTTCTAGTTGATTAATAACATCTGCAGTTGCCCCAATTGCTCCTGCCCTAATCTTGGATTCTGTTGGAATATTGCGACCAATATCACCAACAACATTTCCAGCAGGAATAACAACTTTTTCTTGTAAAGCTGAAACCAATTGAGGTGAATACTTGCCAGCAATACGAGAACCAAGTAATCCTGCAAGGCCACCAAGTCCACCAAGTCCAGCAGCTAATGCAGCGGAACCTGGGTCTTCACCCTGAGAAAGGGCATACCCACCGGTCGCTAAACCAGCGGCGGCAGGTACACCATATTTAAGAAGAGGACGCATGGCCTCACTCCATCACAAACAGCTTGTTAGCCATTACTTGAGGAGAAGCCTGGTTGATGACGCGCCAAGCCTCTTGAGGATTGCGATCCATGGTTGACTTGAAGGTCTCCCAGAAATTCTGAGGTTGCTGGGGTGCAGCAGCTGCGGGAGGTGCAGGGAACTGACCAACATTAGGTGCAGCAGCTTCAGTCTGATAACCAGGGGTTTCAAGCTGTGCTTCGTTTTCGTACACGGGGTACGGACCTTCGGGACCAAAGAACTTCAGAGTGTAATCACTCAGAACATCAGGATTGGTCAGGATTTCGTTATAGGCCAGATTCTCCTGGTGCTCATTAACCGAGAATTCGGCATAACCTTTAAGCGTTTCGGTTGCGCTTTTGCCCCACGCGATTGCGCTGTCCAGAACGCCTTCCAGATTCAGTGCGTACTGATTCAGAATTGCGGGTGCCTCTGTTCCGTACGCTTCCACCACCATCCGGCTTTCCGGGCTCCACTGGAGCAGGTCTGCCACGTCCGCTAAGGAGTTGATTTGTGAAGTTTGGGAAGAGCTGCTGGATGAGGTCTGGTTTGTTGACCAGGTCTGCTGAGCCGATTGTGGCGTAGCTTGGACGTTGGGTTGTCCGTAATTCGCCGGGGTAAATTGAGTCGGTTGAGTCTGAGGCGACTGTTGACCCTGGAACGGGGATGGCACCGGGCTCCCCAACAGATTGACCACCTTGTTGAATGCCGTCTCCCATGGGTTGCCCTGGGGCGCCTCCGGTTGGGATTGGGGGGCGTACTGAGACGGGGCGGATTGGTAGCTGGTAACCCCCTGAGGTGCCACCTGGGGCACTGCCTGGGGATAACTGGTCCCCACCTGGTACTGAACCGGAGCTTGGGCCACCTGCTGAGGTGCCGGTGCGACGTAGCTGCTCGGAGCGACCGCCGGTACTTGGTTCGTCTGTGGGGTCGATTGGACGGTAGCGTCCTGCATAACTCATCTCCTTTTGTAATGCTTCTAAAGTGCGATACAGATATGGAGTTAAATCCAATTTGGGGTCCGCAGCCATCGGTAAATCCGGTGCTTGCGGGTGGGGAGTCTGCATCATTCCCCCCACTAAACGAGCAAATTGAGAGTAAGCACCCTGCAACTCGTTTACCATCCTGAACGGGAACCCAGATAGCATCTCGGCCCGCTCCTCATCCGTTTTTGATGGGAAGAGGTACTTCAGTGCTTCTATACTATCAACACCCAACTCTTGTAAATTCCTGACAACAATAGAATTGTTGAGGATGTCTTGAGTTGAATCTTCGTAGACAGGTCCCAGCCAGCGCCAAAGCATTGTGATGTCACCATCTGGTATCAATCCTTTGACACCAGGGGGAATCATTTGCGCTTCAACGCAAGCCATCATAATTCGCTTTAATTGTTGTTCATATACTTTCATTGCTTCGTTGTAACCAGCTTCCATCTCGGGTGGCATCGGACCTTCTGGTGCAACAGGCTTCTCAATCTTTGCGGCAGCAGCCAAGCTATCTTTGAATAACTGCTCTTCCTGGTAAATAATCAATTCAAAACAACGACAAAGCCCATGCGTATAAATTGCATTTGATTTTTTCTTGGATGTTGCAGCAACACGTCCAAATAATGACTTGTATTCTGTAGCTGTAACACCTGCGCTAATTGAAAGTTCGTCGACACCACCTAATGCAGTGCGAATCTCTTCTCTAAACTGCCTAACAAAGGCATTTTGGTCGCCACTAATGGCATCTGGAACGATATAACCAACACGATCATTCGGTTCCAGGTTTGCAATAACTCTTGGTACTCGAATCTGCCCATCAACACCACGGGATACAGGATCTTGTTTAAATGTGGACCTACTTAAGCCCATTGGGCTGCTGAATCCTGAATTCGCTGCAATTGACGGCCTTTGAACGGAGGTGTCCCCACCAACATCAATCAAATCGGTCTTAGGGCGAGAAGAAAGTAGCGTTGGGTTGCCAAAAAACTGTAGATTTTTCCGCATATTGCGGACTAATTCATCGTGAATAATGATGTGATTGGCAAGTGCGTCAAAATCCCCGCTTCCTTCCATGGAGAAGCCCTTGGGATTATTGAAAATCTCTACACAAGGAATAAATCGAAGTGTATTTTTAAAGGTTTTAGTCTTCCCTGGTACCGTGTAGTTAATATTGTCAAATGAAAGTTCGCCTTCCGAATGAGTTTCCTCAATTGTGTCTTTTTTAATTGACAGTTTAATGTAACGCTTGGCACCAGGTGTCTCGTTTAAACCATAACCGGTCAGATTGTTAGACTGAATATCTTGCTCAAAGCCTTTACCACGCTTGACTTTGTAGCTATAAATAATTACAACCTCATCAAGCTCTCCATCTACGTTGTAGTAAGAGCGGTATTCATGTGCACGAAAGTAATACAGTCGATAATTTGAATCAGTAGGGCGAATATAAAACATTCCCCTGCCATCGCAAAGGAAGTAATCCCAGATCGAGTCGAGTCGAGTATCTAATTTATTGTATTTTGCTACGCGATCAATAAAGTCTTTACGTTGATTGCCGAAATTGTCTTGTGAAGGAAAGAATTCGACACCCTGACGGATGCCAAATAGCTTCATCTGCGCAATATGAGACGCAACAATGCCCGTGTCAACACCTGCGCTGCCATCTCGTTCGATGTAAGCGTCAATAATTTCTTTCAGGCGAGCCTTGGCACTAGTGGACATTAACTATTGCTCTTTTTTTCTTTGTACATCTTAGCAGATCTTGCTGCTTTACCAGCTTTTTTAGCTGCTTCTGTATTTGGAACAAACTGTTTACCTTTACGACTAGCAGCTTTTTTCTTTTCGTCTGTTTTTTTACGTTGCTCAGGGGTTAACTTGGCCCAGGCTTTTTCTGGTAAATACCGCTCAGTTCTTCCTTTTTCTCGTGCTAAATCCGTCATTTTTTGCTTTTTTCGTATTCTTCCTTAGTCTGCCAGTCCTCTTTACCCCAGCGAGTTAACCGATTTGAAGAAGATTTTGAGCCTTCGTAACGTCCGCCCGATTCTTTGTAGTACTTTGTAGCTAACTGCATAGCTCTGGCGCTATGCCCTCCGAGTTTTTTACGAGCTTTTGCTTTCGCAGCAGCCCATTTGGCGGGATCCTTTTTTTTAGCAATTTCAGCCATTAAAACAAAACGATAACGTTTGGTACGTTGCTAATCCCGCTTATAGATGTAACTGAAATTGGCAGCAGAGTGCTGTCAGAAAAACCACTAAACGTTACAGGTGTTCCCTGCCCATCCGACATTATAACGACCAACCTAGTTCCGGTAGTACCTCCGGTATTTACATAAACACCGCGAGAAGTCGTAAAATTAGCGTGTTGTCCTGCATTAAGAGTCAGCCCACTTGTGTAAGGCAAACTTGCAGACTGTCCGTAGATAGAGCCGTAAGCGCGAACGTCCATTAATCTTCAAGCGTTTCTATAAGTTTAGCCAGATAAACCGAAGCTTTCTTCAAATCTTCCACGCCGTTTTTTTCCTCCCATCTCCACAAATACTTAAAAACACAGTTTTCTAAATAACCCTGAAACTTCACTAACCCTGTGGAAGCTAGCTGCGCATCAAAGCACTCCATGCCCTGTCTCTTATAATATGTAGGCGACGTGTTATCCATTAGCGGGATTAAACCAGTAGATAGTAGCACCTAACGACGTTACATATTTTTTTAATAAGTAGGCTTGTTTTCTTGGTAATACTTCACATTTATGCCTCCCATCAAGAAAGTAACAAATCGATACAAAAGTGGCTCCGCCTTCTCTTGAAATCACGGAAGCGACAGCATTTTATCACAGGTTATCAAAGGTATTTTTCTTTGCACAAACTCAAAAGAATATTTGTTGTCATCGTGACATAATAGAGCACAACCATGCGGAGTGTACTCCCCGCCCTGTTTATGCACAGGAACACATCTACGATGCTCGTAACCGACAGGGACATTCTCAAAACAAAGTCCCATAGAACTACGATCTGCTATAGGCCAATTTTGTTTTAAGACTTTAAGATAGCTTTTTTCAGGATCATAACTATCTGATTTAATATATGCCCTACCCTCAATTTCGTCTAAAATCATTGCTCCATAATAGGGGTTTGGAAACTGAACAAAAAAGTCAATTTCAAAATCCATAACCAATAGCGTGGGCACCTTAAAGCCTATGGAACTCCACACGTTAGGTGTTTCTTTAGTTAACGAATGAACTTTATGATTGTCAAAAGGAATCTTCTGTCCCAAGTAATTTTCATATCGAACAAAACCAGGTTCAAAACCACGTTGGGCTAACACCGGTTTCCATTTAATAAAATAGTTAAAGTTTTCTAAAGTTAATAACATGTCATTTTCTTGATAAATATAGTAATCCGCTTTGTGATTTAATATGGCCAGGGCAAGGTCTAATTTGTGCGCCCAGGTAAGATACCAATTCTCGTACGCAGGCTCAGCTACTTTTACAGTCACCTGTATCTTTTTAAATATTTCAAGAACTTTTTCTAAAGTCTCAACTTGATCCTGAGCATCATAATTAATGTATATATTTACAGACACCTCGTGAGGGTATTTTTCGTATTCAGCTAAAACATTAACCAACGGGTTTAGCCGCTCTAAAGGGTTATGGGCGGTGATCGCAACCCACAATTTTTTAGACATTTCAACAAAAGGTGAAAATTAGAATTCGACTGAAAACTGTCCTCGACGCTGTAAATACGTGATCAGCCACGTATACGCATCAAGGAGATCGTCGTGAGCCGTCGCTCCTACGTTAATGAGTTGTTCGAATAAAGCATCAAATTTACGATACTTATTAAAAATCACTTTTTTATTTTCAAGTAACCCTAAAGTACCACGGAACCTGGCAATTTTGTCCCCTCTAAATCCGTTAATTTCATGAATATGTATATTGCTCAATCCGCGTTCATTAAGCAACACCCTTCTAAGGTCGGCAGCCAAACTCGCTTGATACGCAACTGCTTCAACTACCAAGGTAATCGTAGAATATGTCGGAAAATACACTTCATTCTCCAAAGTTAAAATTCCCCATTCAAGTAACAAATCACAGAGCAAATCTATCTTCTCTAAGTTTCCGATTGAACGACATTGATGACTGTCGATAATGTAATATTTATCTTTTAGTCTTCCTCCTAAAACAAAAGCTGTGTAATCTGAAGTTTCATTACGACTAGCAGATAAGTCAATTCCAACGGCCAGACTATCGAACTCAGTTACAACTTCTCCTTTAACTAAAAGATCTGGCGAAACAACCAAGTCTGAAGTCATAACTGGTTGTTGTTGATACTGGTAAGCAAACGCCACGGGGTCTAACTCTTTCTGCTCTAATAAATAAGTAGCGGACCACTGCTCGGGCCAGTAACTTACAGGATTTCCTTTGTCGTCATAGGTAACCGCTTCTTGGGTTACTTGTCGCCAACCTTTCTTAGGTACAAAAGTGGTTTTGTGAATATCTAAAGGATGGAATCTAGTTCCGAGACATATCGCTCGCCCTCCTTCAAAAATAATGGGAGCGATAACTGATGACCAGTTAGTCTGCATCTCCTCGCGGATTGTGGGGTTTTTAATGTCCGCACTACTTTTGATCGGGTCATCAATTATAACTAGGTGAGCTCTTTTAGAAGTAATAGAACCACGCAGTCCTGCTGCACGAAGTGTAAATTCTTCGTCACCTAACCGAGGAATTCCGGCATACTCATAATCTATAGACCAACCAATATCCGATTGCATACCGGATTTCAAAAGGACTTTTGGAAAAATCCGTTTAAACTCCGCTGAGTCAATAATATTTTTTATAATCCTGCTTTTTGGAATAGCCGTGGCGATGTTGTACGAACAATAAATAATTTGAAATGGTCTCTTAGCTGTGGTGTGTGTTCCAATAATCCAAGCTGTAAACAAGTTCAACACAGTGCTTTTAGCTGATCCCCTGGGCGCCAAAATATCTGTATTAGCTCCTGCTATGTTTAATAGATACTTATTACTCTCACCCGTAATTAACTCACGATGCCACTCCAACATGTGTCTTGCTGGGGGTTTATCAAGTAACGTACAGAACACATGAAAATCCCCTGCCGCTTTTGCGTAAATAGAGTCTGCGGGAGAAATCGTTTGTTCTGCAGCACGTAGCGCTTTCAGTTGAGCGCCTCGTCGATATGCAAAAGTTTCTCGACTTGGCATTTCAATCTTCTCCGAATGCTGCTATGCTGACACTAACTAAATCCTAGTCGGGAAATGGCAAAAATTCTTTGGTACGGAGACGCTTGCTCTAATACCGGATTTGGACGAGTCACTCACAGTGTACTAGATCAATTAGTAAAAGACCATGAAGTTAGTGTAATAGGTATTAATTATAGCGGAGATCCGCACTCACATCCTTATAAAATATACCCCGCTGCAAACGTAAATTGCGGAGATCGTTTTGGTATCCCACGCATCCCCGAAATAATCGATAAGGAAAAACCCGATTTTTTCATCTGTCTGAACGACATTTGGGTGGTGAACAGTGTTTGGGAACGTTGTCAGTTCTTAAAAGATTCTCATAAATTTAAATTTTTAAGTTATTTTCCAATCGACAGCGAAGATTATTTTCCCGAGATGTTTAGGCATCTCCCTCATTGGGATCTGGGGTTGACTTTTACTCTTCCGTGCGCTCGCCGTATTTCAAAGTATGTGCCAAACACAAGTCATCTAGGAGTTTTACCCCACGGAGTTGACACAGACAAATTTAAGCCAATGTCCAAGAGAGAAGCCCGTAATCATCTAGGACTTCCCCAAGATAAATTTATAGTATTTAACGGTAATCGGAATCAGCCTAGAAAAAGAATTGATTTAACAATCAGCGCTTTTGCAGAATTTGCTAAAGATAAACCAGACACCAAGTTGTACTTACACATGGGGGCCAAAGATTTGGGATGG